GGCGGCGACGCCGAGGAGCGCGCCGCCCTGATGGAGGAGGTGCGTGCCGAGGTTCGGGAGGACGTGCGCAAGCGCTTCGGCGATGACAAGAATCCCGTGACGGAGTTCCTGCTGAAAGTCGGGGTGCTGGAGGACATGGAGGTCATGCGCCGCGTCACCATGCGAACCTCCGACAACAAGCTGATATATCAGTGCGGAAAGAAACTGGACCTGCTGAAAACCTACATCGCGCTGGCCAAGGAGACCATCGTCATGCAGGAAAAACAGCAGAAAATAGACTCGGCGGCCGGCAGCGGCGACGATAAGGACGAAGTGATCGTTTCACTGGAAAGAACCTGATGAAAGTACGGCTGGACATACCCCTGAACCCCAAGCAGGTAGAAATGTATAACCTGCTCAACTCCGGAAAATTCACGGAAATTCTGTTTTACGGCGCCTCCCGCTCCGGCAAGACTTTCCTGATACTTTTCTGGATGATCGTTCAGGCCATCGTCTACAATGCCAACTCGCTGGTGGTGCGCGAGACCTTCACCTCGCTCAACATGGGTATGATCCGTCAGACGCTGCCCCGCGTGCTGGACGCCATAGCCCGACTTAACGGCAAGAAAACATACCAGAAACTCATGGTCGGCGGAAAGCCCTTCGCCAAGTACAACGGCAAGGACAACGTGCTGACGCTGTTCAACGGCGCCTATATCCAGTTCGCGTCGATACGCGCCGGGGCGGACGGCGCCGGCGACACCTACGACAAAATCCTCTCGACCGACTGGGGACATATCTTCGCCGACGAGGTGTCCGAGATCGACTTCGCCGCCATCGAGACCCTCTACTCACGTCTGGCGCAGCTGTTGCCCGTGCCTAACCTGATGCTTTACGCCCTGAACCCCACAACCGAGCTGCATTGGACCTACAAGCGTTTCTTCAAGCACGAGAACATGGACGGATCGCCCCTCGCGGAGTCCATCACGCAGCTGATGTACGCAATGCACTTCTCCAAAGACGACAATGTGCAGTTCGTGTCCAAGCAGTATTTTCAGGGGCTGGACCGCCTTTCGACCCTCTCCCGCGCCCGCTTCCGCGACGGCGAGTATTCGAAGATCGGCACCGGGAAGTATTTCCGGCAGTTCACGTGGCTATACCGGCCGCATATCGACCAGATCGTCGAATGCGTGATATACACCGACCCATCGGCCAAGTCGAAGGAGACCAACGACTTCAAGGCCACGGTAACGCTGGTGCGGACCGCAGACACCCGCATCTGGCTCTGGGACTGCCGCGCCGTGCAGGGCACGAGCCATCAGATGCTCGAAAACATCTACGAGCTGGCCATGAAAGCGCCCCTGACCCCGCGCATCATCATCGAGAAGAAACAGCTTCCCCTCGACTTCGAGAAAACCCTGCAACGCTTCCAGATCGACAACCGATGGACGGCGCCGATATGCTGGGACACGCTCAACCACGGCGACAAGTTCTCGTGCATCGAATCGACGCTGGAGCCGCTGGTGAATACCGGGAAATTCGTATTTTGCAACGAATTGCAGAAATGCGGCGTCTACGAGCATATCATCGACCAGTTCGTGCGATTCTCCGACACCAAGACCTCGGACCGCAAGGACGACATACCCGACGCCTGCGCGAAGGGCGTCACGTTCCTCAACCACAATATTGTCCAACAGTCGCGCACCGACGGCGCGCAGGTACTCTTCTACCGCCGCGGCACGCTGACCCAAATTCCAAGCTGATGCCAGTAGCAGTCAAAAACCAAAATTGGATTCAGGGCACATACGACCCAGCGACCGGAACGCACGACCCCGGCGTAGCAACGCAAGTCTGCGCGTCATTTCCAGCGTCTGCATTCCCCGACGGGTATCTGCGCTTCGCCGCGGCGCCCACCGATCTGTTCGAAGCGCAGGCCGATCAAGCGCTTGTCTTCGGCCTCACCGCCGCGGGAGAGATGACGGAACCCGTCATGGCCACCGGATCGCCCTTGACGGTAACACTCGGCGCCGAGTGGCTCGCCGACGTCGAAACCGTCTTTATCGACATCGCATGCACCGAAGATGTCACGAACCATGCCGCGTGGGCCGCGGCGGTCATTCAGCTCGACATGTCGCCGAATTACTTCCCGGAATCGGCGCTGGGCATCTACATCACGCCCCAGCAACTGCGGCAGTTCAAGAACATGTACGCCGACTGCGTGTCCGACGCCTACCGGGCCGCCGTGGGGGAGCTTACCGCCAACATCGGCAACATCTTCGACATGGCGGCCATGCTCGGCGAGCCGGACGAGAACAAGAAGGACGACACGATCCGCTGGATTTTGCAGGTCCTGACCGCATACAACATCGCATCGCCGAGCCTGAACTACTCGGAACCCCTCGCCGCGGCCTACGAGAAGGTCGCCCAGACCATCATCAAACTCAAGGGCGGCGTGGTGTCGCTCGAAGAGCCGGCGCCCTACCGCACCGATTCCCAGAACGCCAACGCGGAAGTCATCACCTCCCGTTACAAATATCTCGGATAATGGAAGTTTGGAGAGACATACAAGGTTACGAGGGTCTGTACATGGTTTCCAGTTATGGTAGAGTCAGAGGCATATCCAACAAGTTGGGCCGAAAGACCGGGTTCATGGTGCTCGGAAGAAGGCATGACGGATACATCAAAGTAAGGCTATGCAAAAACAGTGTGGCTGTGGATTACAATGTGCACCGGCTGGTGGCCATCGCATTCATACCGAATCCCGAAAATCTTCCGCAGGTGAACCACAAGGACGAGGACAAGGCCAACAATCACGTGGAGAATCTCGAATGGTGCGACGCCAAGTATAACAACAACTACGGAACGAAAAAGGCACGATTCCGCGCCACGCGGTTGAACGATCCCAGAACATCCAAGCCCGTATTGAAGTTCACCCTCAAAGGGAAATTCGTCGCAGAATATCCCAGCGTCAGGGAGGCCGGCCGAGCTAACGGATTTTTGCATGGCAACATAAAAAACTGCTGTCGCGGCAAGGTGGCTACGGCATATAAATTCGTATGGCGATTTAAATAATTGATTATGGCAAGATTTCATAAACCAAACATTCCGCCTTATCAGGTACCCCAGCGCATAGGTACGGGCGACATCCAGTCGCGGTATCTGTTCAACAACTACCGCCGGGAGTGGACGCCGGCGCTGTGGCGGCGCGCCGTGGACATGGCCATCCAGTACTCGGACATGTCTCTGCTGGACACCCTCTACTCGTGGTGCATGCAGTCGTCGCCGTTCTTGGTCTCGCAGATCAACAAGCGCCTCATACCCATCTATAAGCGCAACTTCGTGTTCGGCCGCAACGGCCGCGAGAACTCCCGGCTGACGGAGAAATACATCCGCAACTCGTGGTGGTTCAAACGGTTTATCCGATACATCCTCCTGTCGCAGTTCTACGGATGCAAGATGGTAGCCATCAACCCCGAAAAGCGCAAGGTGGTGGACTTCCCCCTGCGCAACATCGACATCTTCAACGAAGCCCTGCGTTTCCAGACCTTCGAATACTATCAGGTCATCAACGCCGCGGACTACGACAACCTCTTCTTCTTCCAGCCGGAAAGCGATCAGGACTTCAAGCTCGGCCTTCTGCAATCCATCTCCCGCGCCATGATCGGCATCGTGGAAATGTTCAACGACTGGCAGGTGCTGGGCAAACGGTACTCGTTCCCCCTGACAACCATCGGCTACGACGCCAACAACGCCAAGGCGCAGACGCAGGCCCAGACCGTGGCTCAGAACCTCGACATGCTCACCATTCCCCTGATCCCCTACGTGCAGGACATGGTGAACAACGGCAAGAGTCTTTACTCCATCGAGGTAAACCCCATCAACACGCAGACGGGTTCCGACGCCTTCCGCGTGATGAAGGAGTACATCGTGGAATACCGCTCCGAGATCATGCAGGCGGTAACCGGCGGCACCCTGCTCGGCTCCACGGAGAAAAATACCAACTCCGAGCAGCTGGCGCAGATACATTGGGAAATCTATCAGGACATCCTGAACGCCGACGCCGAAATGGCCCTGATGATTATGAACCGCGAGGACACCAAGCACAAACTTGCCGTGCTGTTCGATGACGCCTCCATCGAATCGGCCCCCATCATCGAACTCCCCGACGACCGTCTGCCGATCAGCACCTTCGTGGATGTGGGCAACATGATGGCCAAGCAGGGGTCGAAGTTCAAGCCCGAAGCGTTCCGGCGCGTAGGTATCGACCCCTCAGACGTAGAAGCCGAAAAGAAGGAGGAAGAGAAGCAGAGCCTGATCGGCCGCGTGTTCAACCCGCGGAAAAAGGAGGAGCAGACCGAAAAGGTAACCGAGAAAACCGAGACGGAATGAAGACGGCGCGAGACTTCGAAATAGACTGCCGCCGGCTCCGGCAACATCTGATCGAGGTGTTGCCGGCAAAGCTGGGGGCGTCCATGCTGGAAGAGACGCGCACCAACTTCCGCAACGAATCCTACGGCAACGACGATGTGCGGGAGCGGTGGCCGGAACGGCGCTACGAGGACAAATTGACCTACCCAAAGCTCCGATACACGGGGCGCCTGTTCCGATCCATCCAGCCGAAGGTGCACCGCATCTCTTCCCGCGCCGCGGTCGTATCGCTCGGATCGCCCCTCTCCTATGCGCAGATGCATAACGAGGGATGGCGCCCCGGCATGCCTGTTACGGGTTCCACCCTGCGCCAGCCGCCCAGCGCCACCAAGCGCGTATGGCTTCCCCGGCGGCCCAAACAGCGCCAGTATATGGGCATCGGCAGGCGCTCGGTCCGCAAGTTCATGCAGGTGATCCGAAAAGAGGTGAATGCGGCCATGCGAAAATAATTTTTTCGCCGGAATTTGGAATTTATCTGAAAATAACTTACGTTTGCGTGAAATATGTTCGGTGACATCATAGATAGGATCATTCAGGTACTTCGCAATTCTCAGGTCGTGATTGCGAATAAAATGTCCGTCTGCGTCATATCATCCGACGAAACCCAGACCGTCAATACCCCCCTCCCGGCCATCGCCGTGGGGGTGGAGGACAGCAACAACGCCGACGTGTTCATAGGCGGAGCCATCAAGGACCGGCTCAGAATCAAGCTCTGCGTGCTTGTCGATCTCACCAACTATTCGTGGTCCGCTGACAAGCAGTTTCAGGCGAGCCTTATTTCGCTGGGGCACGGCGTCCGCAATGCGGTGGAAAAGGCCAAGACGGCAGGTGATTTTCTGGAACTCCAGCAGAAATACAACCTTTGGCCTATCTATCAAGGGTTCAAGACCTACCAGCGAATTTCCACCAAAGATACCTTCAACACCGAAGTGATGGTGTGCGAAGTAATGTACGAAAGCACGGTGTTCGATCTGGAGCTGGCCCGCGAGAGCAGGCCGACGGAAGAGGTCGAAAAGGTAAAAATCAAAGGGTTCACCGGAACGGATCAGGACCTGACCACGGAGTTGCCCATCGTAACAACTTGATTATGGAATTGAAGATCAAACGGCAGAAGCTCAGTGATGAATCGCTCAACGACAAGGATTATGTCGTTCTGAACGACGGCATCAACTGGGATCGCTACAAGAAAAATCCCATCCTGCTCTGGGACCACAACCCCCGTGAGCCTATCGGCAACGTGGTGAACATACGCCGGGGAGAGGACGGGGATTGGTATGGAGAATTGCGATTTGACGGAGTGACGGAGCAATCCCGGCAGCGGCGCGATCAGTACCTTGCCGGTACGCTCCGGGCCGTCTCTCTCTCCGGCAAAATATACTACACACTGCGCGACGGCATCAAGTACGCCACGCGCTTCGATGTGTACGAAATATCCCTCCTATCTCTTCCCTCGAATGCCAACGCTGTGGACGAGGTGGAGGGCGCCGAACCGGCACTGCGCGTAGGATTCTGCGCTGTGGAGGCCGAAGAGCTGGAATCCCTGACCTCCGGCTACACCGAATCATTAACCAAATATCTCAACAAGATGAAAGAAGAGAACCAGACCGCCGAGGTGGAGAAAACTGCCGAAGCGAAGGGTTCGGAAGCCCCGCAGGAGCAGGCTCAGGAGCAGTTCGCGGCCGCGGCCCAGCCTGCGGAAGCGGCTGACGCCGGTACGGTTTCCGAAACCGAGAAATTCGAAGGATCGCGCGAAGGCGCCCTCAGAGCGTTTAACGAGTTCCTGCGCCTGATCGGCATTCGGGGAGCCGAAGCCGCAAAGGCGGACAGCGACATGGCCAAAGAGGACCGCAAGGCCGCCGAAGAGGTTCGCGACGCCGAAAAGAAAGAAGAGGATGATGACGATGACGACGGCCGCGAAGAGCGCGGCGAGAATTTCGCATCATCGACCACCGAGCAACCCAAACCTGCCGCCCGCATCCTGAATGTGGAGGAGACGGTTGAAAAATCAAGTAAAACCAACGTTCAATTCAGTTCCGCTATGGAAAGAAAAACCATCCACGAGTATCTTCGTGACAACGCCGGCAAAGACCGATTCTCCGAAGCCGTGCGATTCTCGGCGGCAGTAGGGAAAATGAACCCTAACGAAGCCGCTCAGGATTCGCGCATGAACCTCCTGCGCGAGTTCGCCTATTTCGCCGCCAAAGACCGCGGCTTCCGCGCCGCTGTCGGGGGCATGAACTTCGACATCGACGGCCGTCCCACCGGTACGGCTGACGAGGCCCTGAACCGTCTCGAACAGTTCGCATCGGGTCTCAACTCGATGAACTTCATCGAAACGACGCCCGACTTGGCCAAAATCGAGTGGTCCACGATGATCTTCCGCGAACTCTTCCCGGACGATTCGTGGGCAGACCGCATTTCGCGTCTCAGCGCCGAGGATGTGGCCGGCATCATCTGGATCAACTCGGCCATCAAGCCGAAGGTGTACTTCGGCAAGCGTGCCCCGGTCAACGTGTCTCCGTCGCTCTACGACGATGATCCCGTGGGCATCATCATGCACCTCTTCGCCCTCGAAAACATCGTTTGGCAGCAGGCCAACACCGATCTGCTGGCGTACGACGATGTGGCACTCGGCACTTCGGAGGCCCTGCGCTGGCTGTCGTCGAAGGCCCACAACTACATCATCCAGAAGCTGTCGGAGGACGCCAGCGTTACGCGCCTGACCACGGGCGAGAAAACGTACTCGGCAACTAACGCCTTCCCGGCTAACCCGACGGCAACCGGAACGCTGAAAGAGATCGCCCCGGCCGACTTCCTCGCCATGCAGACGGCGTTCATCAACCAGAATTACGTCATGGATACCTTCGCCGCCGAAATGGTGATGCCGGGCATCATGCACCAACAGCTCCAGTCGAACGCCACGCTCACGAACCTGCTGACCAAGAACGCCGGAAGCATGCGCCCGATGTTCGGAGAGTACGCAGGCTTCGCATTCCGTCCTCGTTCGATCACGACGCTGTATGACAGCGCCTCCAGCAAGATCATCGACCCGGAACTGTATCTGGACGGCAAGATCACCGACGAAACGGGCGCCATTCCCGCCTACACGCCGCCTGTCATCCCGGCTACGGCGTACGGATCGGCGCTGGCGTTCATCCCCTCGGAGGCCATCATCGCCATCGGACGGACCAACGTCCATATGGTCACCGACCCGTCGAACTACGGCTGGCGCATGTCGATGGATATGCGTCTGGGTGCCGGCGCCGCACGTAAGGGCGGACTTGGCATCGGCGTGATCGCCCCCGGAACGCAGGCCGCAGGCTAAAATCAACTCCCCACTGCCCCCCCCGGCAGTGGGGATAACCAACAACTTTAAAATCACAAAATTATGTCCACGAAACCCGTTTATTCTGAGCAGTATTTCATCAACCTTATGGCCGCGGCTATGGCGTACGGCACGATTTACGTGACCAGCGACGCCAACACCTACCGCGACGAACAGTCGGCCGTGACCCGATGCCGGGACTTCATGAAGCTCCGCCGGATCGTGCGCTACGCAACCATCACCAAAGCGACGTGCCCCACCAATGAAGAGGAGCTGAACGCCATGATGGTTACAGTAGAGAGCAAGGTGCCCGAACCGGTTCAGACGAAGGAAACGCCCCAGCCTATGGACCTCGCCGCCGCCGCCGCCGCTCTTGCGGCCAAGAAGGCGCCGGGCCGAAAAAAGAAAGGGCAGGCATCTGCCGAACCCGATCCCCAGCCTGCACCGGCGCCCGATCCGGAACCGGAAAGCGCTGCCGACGACGTTCCGCAGAAGGAAGAAGAATCCGCTCAATAAGCATAAATTACCATTAACATGGCTCAAACTGGAATTAACATCGAGCTGAAAGATACCACACTCAGCCGCCGTCAGCCCTCCGTGGGCAATGCGGCGCTGGTGTACGGTATCAAAGTCTCGTCCGGATCGGTGAGCGGGAAACCCACACTTATCACGAGTCTGGATTCCTACACCGCTTGGGCCGCATCCGATGCTCCTGACGCCAAACTGCTCAACAACGATCCCCACCTGTTGGGAATGGTGACGCAGTTCTACGCCAAAGCCGGAAGCGGAACCTATCTGTGGCTGATCTTGGCGACCGGCGAAAAGGGTGATTTCGTTACGACCAATGCGGCGAACATCAAGCGCCAAATCCGCTTGACGCTGGAGGCCAACTACGACAACCGCCCCCGCATTATCGGCTGGTGCTCGCAGGCCAACGACGACGCCTCAGGGTGGGTCCCCACGACCACTCCGACCGTTGTAAAGGCCATCGAGACCATTCAGAATGCAATGTTCGCCGAGGGCATCCGCTTCGTGAACGTTTATACGTCCAACGTCGATGGGGTGCAGGCAACTTCGGCCTCCAACATCACCAACCTCTCCACCTACGCGACGCCGTCGGTAGCGTACATGCCTACCACCACGCTCTACAACACTACGGTGGACAAGCAAGGCAACATCACGGCCTACACCCCCATCAAGGATGTGGGAGAAGCCATCGGTATTCTGTCGGCTATCTCGGTCGCTGAATCCATCGGCTCGCACGAACGCGCGGCCGTGGCGCAGAAAGCGTTCTTCAACGACCCCGAAACCGTCGTAAGCGTGACGGAGGTAGACCCCTCGATCATCGACGCGCTGGGCAAAGGTCAGTATCTCTTTCACCGGCCCTATCCCACCGGCATCTTCTACAACGACGGCGCCACCTGCAACGACCCGACGAAGGCGTTGTCGCGGCTGGAGTTCGTTCGGCTTGGGAACGCCGTGTGCGACGATGCGCAGGAGTTCTTCTCGCAGATTCTGAACACGCAGGCCCCTGTTGACGCCAAAGGCGATCTGAGCAGGACATACGCCACGCAGATCGAGAACAACTTCTACAATCTCTACTGCCAGCCCCGCATCAGTCAGCGCCAGTGCTCCGGCATTCGCGTGACGGTGGCCGCTCAGGACAACAATTTCGTGTCCACGCGAACGATTCTGGTGTCCATTGAAATTCTGCCGTCGCCCAACGTAGACTGGGTGAAGGTAGGCGTTCTGTACGTATCAGCACTTTCGTAAAAATCAACGACTATGTACGAACCCTATATCATCTCCAGCGCGGAAGCTAAAATGAACATCACCCATCGCGGCCAGATGTTCGACATCGTAACCGGTGTCCAGCTCTCCATCTCCCGGACGCAGGACGTTCAGGAAATCTTCGCCATCGGCCGGTTGGAACCTATTGCCAAGAAAGTAATCAACAAACGCTTTACGGGCAATATGTCCCTCCAGACCGGTGAGTACGAGACCATCCTCGACGCCATCAATGCGTCGATAACTACCGGCTTCATTTCATCGCTCACCGACTTGGGGAACTTCTCCATCGGCTGGACCCTCGAAATGACAGGCCTGATCGTCCCCCGCACGATCATCTACTCTCTGGATTCCTGCGCTATTTCGTCCGACGACTTTTCGGTGGACCGAAACAGCCCTGAAATCAACACTTCCCTCGCAATTCAGGGAATAGGTATTACCCGTTCAGTTTTACCGCTTTAACCCGGCAGGGGCGGTGAGAATCGCCCCTGCTATTTTTACTCAAAATTATGTCCGGACAAACAATTATTCAGAATTATACCGTCCGCTTGCGGTATTTCAAGCGAAGCGTAGCCCCTAAGGCTCAGGTGATCGAGCAGGAGGTTGAGGAAGATGTAGAAGTAGGTATGCTCTCCCGAACCTCCGCGGCGCACACCAATTTTGCCACTCAGCTGCTGATGCACGGCGCATCCGGCGATCTGGAGCAGCTGGCGCCTATCGCCACCAAGTTCTGCGAAATGATGATCGTAGACGACAAACAGCGCAAGGCCATCGTGAACGACGTTATGGCCTGCATCGACCTTTACGGCTCCGATCCGGTTCAAAAGGACATCGAGCGTTTTTTATCGCGCTGGGGTGTGGTGATGGGGCTTCTCGGAACCGCCGAGAACCCAGCCTCCACGAACGAATAAAGGAGTACGGCAGGAACGACCCCTTCCTGCTGAAAAAAGCCTTTATTTCGTATGTGTTTCACGAACCGATAACCACTCTCGAAACCCGGTTGTCGGCCGCGGACATCGACAAATATTCCGACATGGCCATGTGGGTGATCGACAACATCATCTACGCGCCATTCAAAGCCAAGAAATGATATGGACGGGCAGACCTATCAAATAAAGCTCAACATCAATGTAGACGATTCTCAGCTCTCGAAAGCCGAGCGGCGCATCCGGGACCTCGAAAGAGGACCCGGCCGCGGGCGCGGTGGGAGTATGGCCGGCTCAGGTGGCGGAAGCTACTCGAATATCCCACCGGCTCAGCGAGCCTACTATTGGGCATTATCCCGTCGCTTTGCCCAGACGCCGGGGATGTCCAACGAAGGTTTTCTGAGCAATGTTAACCGGTTGTATCATCGGTCGGATGTTTTTAAGCGCGCCTTCTTGGGCAATTTAACCAGTCTGCCGGGCGCACTTCGCAATCTTTCCAACTTCGGGTCAGTCATCGCATCTGTCGGAAGAATAGCGGCCGGAGCCATAAAACCTCTTGGCGCCATTGCTCCCTACCTCACCCTGATAGGGGGTGCCGCTATTGCAGTGAAGGGTATGAATATTCTCCTGCGCGGATCGGCGTTGCGTTTTGGTAATAATCTGCTCAACAACCAGAATCTGATCGAAGCCGGATCGAGTGCCATGCAGTTCGAAATGGCCCGTAAAGGGTTGGGGGCGGCCTATGAAAAATCCTTTCAGGAAGCGGGTCGCTTAGCGGCAGAATATGGATTTAGCCGCACGGGCCTGCTCAACTCCATGAACATGTTTACCGGCTTGAACGTAGGAAATCGAACGTTAAGTCGGGAAGAGGCCACCCGCATAGCCATGCAGGCAGGCAAAATAGCCCATGTGGGCGGCGTTCCCTTCGAGCGCGTCAACATCAACCTCCAGCAGTTGTTGGGACAGCCTACTCCCTCTGCGCGAGACCTTCGAGAGCTTATTCAGGCCGCCCCCATCATCGGAAAGATCGCCCAGCAGTCGATGGCGCGAAAGAACGTATCAGGGGATGTTTTCTCCTATCTGAAAGACAAATCCGAGTTGCTGAACGTCCTGAACGAGTTCGACCGCATGATCGAATCGAATCCGTTCATGAAGGCGCGAGGTATGGCTCAACTGTATAAGGAGAACGCATTCATCAAGATAGTGCAGGATAATGCGGAGTTTTGGCCCAAAATATCCCAGTCGTTGGGAATTTTCTACGACAAGCTGGCCATAGTTGCCAACCAATACATTCCCAAGTTGGCGGATTTTATCTCCCCAGAGAAGATAGGAACAATGATGGCCGATGTAGAAAGCGCTATTTCGGGTCTCACCAAAATATTCGGCGGCATCATGTCCTTCTTGGGTTGGGTTGGCCGATCGGTCCCCTTTGGGCATGCCGACAAGTTTAATGTAGACGAAAAGTGGGTTCCGGGAGCTGGAGGCACTGTCAGAAAGGCATTTTCATTCGGGGATCGGTTTTACTATGACGCTCAGGGCAACAAGTACCCTGTGATAAATTCTGACAGTCTGTATGCGGCCCGCCAGCGCTCGGCGTTCCGGGATTTGGTAACACGAGACAGCTCCTACATTATCTCTTCACTGGCGGCTCAGCGCGCTGGTTCCGCAGAGATGATAGGGGGCGTTCCTTACCCAAAAGCCGGATTCACTCCGACTGCATCCCAAAGAGCGGCTGCCATCCGAGAATTTCGAGCCAACTCCAAAAATTTCTTGCAAAATCCCGGAATGGTTCTCAAACCCGTGCAGACGGTGGACGGCAGCACCTATTGGGACATAGACTACGGTAAACTCTTCAATCAACTCAATCCCGCCGCCGGATTGAATGGTAATGGCGCCAACTTCTCGGCCTCAGACGGGCTTTCCGACATCACCAAAGGTGCCCGATCCCTGATTATCAACTTCAATCGGGAGATCGTCAGCATGCCTATCAGCATCGACAACGTGAACGACGGCGCCGACTTGGGCGCTCAGCTTCAGGGGGCCTTATACGACAACATCATGCGCGGCTTGCAAGTCGCACTCAACAACGCAACCGGTGCAATGTAATGAATACCAGAGACCATCAAAATACGCAGGACACCTTCACTCAAGCCGCTACCCATCTCCAGCAGGCCGCCAGCTCCCCGGAGCAGATATACCAGCGGGCGAAGGATCAGGTGCTCGACGCCGCAGATGCGGTGTTGAACGCCCGAAAGATCGTGCTGTCGCAGGCAGGTATTGTCCGCGTGCTGATCGAAAGCCCCGGCGGCAAGATACGCACCGGCGACAACACCCCGGAAATGTCTCCGGCGCCGCTTTCCACCCAAGAGTATTCCACGTCCACGCATCAAGATGATGCCCAGCGAATCAGCGACGCCCTTTCCGGCCTGACGGATGATCCCATCGCCGACGCGATATTCGTGTGCGGCGATTACTATGCGCCGCTTTCGCTCAACTTCTCGGTATCGGCTCAGAAAATAACCGACGAATCCCAGCTGGTGGACGGAATCAACATCGTACAGCGGGTGGCCAAAGGCCCGAAGGTGGTGTCGGTGTCTTTCAACATCCAGCGCCGGGAAGCGCAGGAGGTAGAGGATATGTCGGCCACCACCATCCGGCGCCGCAATGCCCGCGGCGGGGACCCCACGCCGGTATACAAGCTGACGCGGTTTCTGGATGAACTCTACGAGAACGACGAGGTTTTTGCCATCGAGAACACGGTGCTTAATGATGAAATAGGAATCGGTTGGGCGTTCATCAAGTCCTACCGCTTCTCGCCTATGCAGGGCGACACCTTCGGTTCCATCAACTTGGTATTGCAAGAGGTGAACATCGCCGATCCGCTTCTCTACACCAATTCCGCCAACACGCAGGATTCGCAGTCCGTGCCCACAACCGTGAAATAACATGGCCGTCCGAAACATAACTGGAAACTATCTGATCTGCGGAAACGAGGTTTTCGTTGAGGGGAAGAGCATCGGCCAGTTCCAATCCTTCGAATCCGACGAAACGCGCGAGAACATCGTAGGAACCGCATCCATCGAGATGCCTTTCTACACCATAGCCGCGAAGGCCGCGAAGGAGGTGGGGCGCGGAAGCACCATCGCCGTTCAGCGGGTGGGTAAAAACACGACCACCTACATTCGCATCAACCCGGACGACTGGAATATCAAGACCGGCGCCCGCATTCAGGTGTACGCATGGTATCACGACAATGCCGTCATCGGCCAGAAGTTCGAAAAGCGCCTTGAATTTGACGGATTCATCCGGGATGTTATCGGAGGGTTCCCGACGGTAATAAAGTGCGAGGATGCGGCATTTATGCTTCGATTCGGCACGGTTACGCAGTCGTGGCCCAAAGCCACTCCCCTATCCTCGCTTTTGCAACAGATGTGCGACACGGCCAACGCGGCGTTTGCGAAGTACCGCAAGGACAACAAGCTGACCTATGCCTATCCGTCCCTGCTTCCGGACCCCAAATCCATGCAGAGCGACTTTGTGCTCAAGCCCGCCACCGGAGTGTCGCCATACGATGTACTGGAGCGGGTGATCGTCGGCATGTATAAACTCTACGGCAATGTCCGCATCGAGAGCGACAAGGCGCGGGTATACTGCGGACTCGGAATCTCGGAATCCGAATCCCCCACCGTGGAGCTGGACACGTCGGTAAACGTGATAGCCCGCGACATCGTGCCCTCGGACATGATGTTCCAGAATTTCCGCGTCATCGTCCGGTATCTGGAGGACGGAACCATGAAAACCATCGAGAAAGGGGCGGAAAACGGCCTTGTGTACGACCTTCCCTTCACGCCGGGCCGCAATGCTCAGCAGATGAACACCACGGCGCTGTCGGTGCTGGCCGGCCTTCGCGCTCAGCGCAACAAGGGCACCATCACCACGTTGCTGTACCCCCTTGTGCGGCTCTACGACTACGTAAATTTCAATGACACCATTTTCAAGTCCCTGAGCGGCGGCTATTACGTCATCGGCCGCAAGTTGACGTGCGGAAAAGGCAAAGGCTACCGGCAGATACTGACGGTTACAAACAAGACATTTCTTTATCTGGCGAACTGATGAATCAAGGACAATTCATACGCAGTATGGAGGACTTCGGCAAGGACCTGCGCCGTCTGCTGGACGGCGTGAACCAGCCGTCCATCCTCTACGGCAACGTCGATTCAGTGGATGAAGAGACCAAAACAATTAACGTTCGCATTGGTGATGCTGGACTGGTAATCCCGGACATAAGCCTATCCAATGTCATCGGCGGGGATGCGAGCGTTATTTTTTATCCCGCCGTAAACTCCGCGGTGATCCTCGGCATGCCCTACCAACAGCCAGAGAACGCTTTCGTGGTAAGCTTCACGCGCGTAGACAAGATCGAAGCGTCGGTAGGCGGATATTTTTGCAAAATCGACAAAGAATCCATATATTTGTCGAAAGACGGGGGCGGCTCCCTCACCATTTCCGGCGATACGGTCACCATGAACGGTGGCGCAATCGGCGGCATGGTGATCCCGGACGCCATAACCAATGCCATGAATACCTTCGTGTCGGCGTTCAACAGCCATACACACGCCTATACATGGTCTGAGGCGGCCGGAGCAGATACTACGGCACCCCCTGCGGGAAGCGTATCGCCTTTCAAGGCGGAGGATTATACGAACGACAAAGTGCAACAGTAATGAGCGACATTATTTTCGATCTGAAAAACAACGACATCGGCACCTCCAACGGCGATTTTGCCGTTGTGGTCGATCCGTCGATTCAGAACGCCACGCTCATGTTGCTGAAAAACCCCGTCAACATCCTGCAACCTCAGTTCGGCGTGGGGTTCGAAACCTTCGCCCTGAACGCGCGGCCCGATTACGTCTCCATGCTGGCCGCCACGGCCAAGCGGCAGGTTATAAAGGACGGCGCCGACTATTGCGACATCCGCATCACCGAGGGCGAGAACTTCGGCGAATACAGCGTCTCCGTAGACGCACAATACCCCGTCGCCGAATCAGATCCCGATCTTATCATTCCCATGCCCCCGCAGCCGGATAAAACACAACGCAACATCCATCGTAATGAAAGCTGATTAGAGTATGGCAACTTACAAAGTAAAATCCGGTGATACGCTGATGGACGTGTGCTACAACACGACCGGATCACTGCGTGCCATCAACGACATAATGAACGCCAACGGCTTCGACACCTATACCCCGCAGCTGGAGGCAGGTCGCATCATCGAGGTGCCGGACGTGGTATACAACAGCGAAGCCGTATCGGTGGCCGACGCCCGACCGTTCAACAGTGCATCCCTGCCTTTCGACAACCTGAAAAAGCAGATGGAACAGCTGGAATTTATGCTGGGTGATGTCGGCTCCATCATCTACACCCTTGACGGATCGAAGATCGCGGGCAAATACCTTTCCCTGAATGCGGATAAGAACAACGAAGGTTATGTGAACTGGGGCGACGGAACACCCGTAGAGTACATCAAAACCGACGGTCTGTTTGGTCACAACTACGCCGCCGGAACCACCGGAGAAGTCGTGGTGACGTTTCTGGGCACAAGCCAACATTTCGGTAATGTCTTGCAAGATTCTGGCCTTGAGGTATTCAAAGAGGCGCTCATTAAGGTAGACCTTACCAATGCCGACGCGGCATGCCCATCCGGAAGGTGGAATAATGGCTTTTACAAGTGCGTATATCTGACGGAAGTGGTAGGGTCGTTCGCGGGAAAACCGAATATCAAAGACTGCAATGCCATGTTTAAGAATTGCTGGCGTCTTACTTCCATACCGCCCCAGATGTTCAGAGGATGCCCCCGGTTGGTTGACGCCGCATCGTGTTTTGAATTTGATTATCGAATCCCAAACGTGGACTATTTGTTTGCTGACTGCCCCGAACTTCGAAATATCAGTCGAGTATTTTATAATTCGGGCGCCATATCCGCAGTTGGCGCCTTCCAGAACTGCCCGCTGGCAAATACTACGGCTTATTGCTTGGCTGTTTGTAGGCACCTTACCGACGTCACTGACATATTCAAGGGGTGTACCGGCATTACAATATTGAATTCTACTTTCACTGAGTGCGATCTTCTCAACCCTCCTGTTAACATCTTTGACGACTGTAAGAAAGCTTACTATTTCGCCTACTTATTTAGGAAACTGCCGGGCGTCACCAACGAATCTCCCTACACCATAGTTAACGGGCAGAAAATTCATCTTTGGGAACGAACCGCTGAACTTGGCTTTACAGTTCCGCAGACGTACGATCACTGCTTCTCAGATTCCCCCAACTTTGCGGATTACGCCAACATTCCGGAAGCGTGGGGAGGACCTCCGAAAACGGAAAACAACGTGAAGCTTCGCTGCTGGCCGATGATGGCCCAGATAGTGGCCGATCCCACTACGATGGTGGGTGTAGTGTACCTTAACGGCGAAATTCTCGGTTACAACGTCGTGGAAAAAGACACGTCGAATCGGCTCGTCATAGACCTGACGCTGCCTACCGCCATCACCAGCGTGGCCGGACTGTACGTGGTGTTCTATTCCGAGGACGATGCTATAATCGGCGGTTCGCTGGCGCTGGCAGATAACGTTGCGGCGCCGACGGAAGGGGCCATCTACGAAACCTACTACAATGCCGGCTACGGCGACAACCTGCCGTCGATCTACCCCGTATTCGCGCCGAATAACGACCTTACGCCGGGCATTATCAACTCCTATTTCCAGCCCACCTACAACGTCCATATCCCGTCGCTGGGGGACTTTGAGGTCGTAGGCTCCGAGGACGTTGCGGATGCGGTTGAAATAACCCTCCAAATCACCGAGCTGGGTTGGTCGTATTATCTATTCTCCGGAAGTGATCTGTGGATTGACATGCAACAAAAGCTGGAGACCGAGCATAGCATACCTCTATCGGCGCTCGCCGAGGATGGATGCACCCTCACGCTGTCCGTAGCAATCGAAAACTACGTCATGACGGCGCCGGCGATCGAGTTCAACACCATGCGCGGCTCCATCATGCCTATTCTGGATTTCACGTACGTACCTTAATTTAATGAAATCTTTATGACCACTTATGAACAAATAGTAGCCAACATCGGCAAAACCATCTCGTCGCTCACGAGCACCAGCAATTCAGCCATCTGGCGCCGGCTGGCCGCGGTATTCGCCGAGACCATCAATACTGTTCTCCTGAATCAGTCCAATTCGGAGGTTGTGATCGAGACGGCCGCCCGAACGTTGCGAGTCATGGGGAAGCAGTACTACATCGACACGGCGCTGGCGTTCCAAACCGGCGACAACTTGGTGGTCGTCGATCCGTCCAAATACGCCTACGGCTACGAAACGGTCGATCCGGCCAAGCAGATCATCAAGCAGGTGGCCATTCGCGTGGATGCGCAGAAAAACGTCATCAACATGCACGTCTGCACGCAGGATGCGAACGGCAACAACGTAGCCCTCACGGCCGAGCAGCTGGCGGAGTTCTCAAACTACATGACGGCCAAATCGGCATTCGGCATCAGCATGATGATCTCGTCGCCGACTCCCAGCATCATAACCACCACCCAGCTCTTCATCCGCTATCTGGACACCTACTCGCTGTCCCAGATCAAGAACAGCGTGAAGGAAATCCTTATCACCACGCAAGGAACCCTGCTCGGCGACTCCCCGGTGTTCGTGAACGACATCGAAACCGCCCTCGCCGGCGTTCCGGGCGTGCGCGACGCCTACTTCGTGGGCATCACCTGCGACGGCGCCGAGCCTACCAACGGTATTCTGACGCCGGCATCCGGCTACTTCAATTTCAGCGCGGCACTGCAAAAGCTGACTGACATCGTAGTATTTAATCCCATCCGGTAATGCTTCGACATCTATCCATACCGTGGCTTTTGTTCAACATCCTGCGTCCGCAGTATGCGCTCAACCACGACTCCAGTCCGACGCTGAACGTGTTCTACAAGTTCCTGTTTTGCTGTCTGGCGCCGCTGTTCCCGAAGATCGAATCATACGAGGCGTGGTGCAAGAAATACTATGCGTTGGCGGCCAACGACGGCAGCTGTATTTCCATCCAAGCCTACCTGAATGCCTACTACGGGGGCTTCGGGGAGATAATTGTCACCACGGCGCCGGTTTTCGACACCTTCATGTTCCCGTACAGCTCCGATATGTCGCTGGGCACCCTGATGTTCCCCTATTCGGCCGACATGTCGAAGGGCGTGGAGTTCTACCAATACGGTAGCACGGCGAATGCTCCGGTCGTGACCATCCCCGCCGGGCTTAAAAACGCGGACGTCTATCCGGACTTTATCGCAGACCTGAACGCTCTTGTGGCCTATGGAATCCAATATTCAATAGTTGTAAATTAAACTCCCATGTATCTCGCCTCTATCCTCAAAGACACGATTCTGCCTTACGTGAAAACCCTCGGTAACAACTGGTGGTTGGGATTCGTCGGCTACTTCGCTCCCATCGGGCCGATGGTCCTTGTGATGGTATGTTTCATCATGACGGACTTCGTCATCGGCTGTCTGGCATCCTACAAACGGGTGACCGCCGCCGGGAAGCGCTGGTGCTTCTACTCCGACGCGGCGTGGCGCACGATCTACAAATTTGGCTTCTGCACAATGGCGGTCGCCGGATTGTATGTCATCGGAAATGACGTGCTGGGCGGGGACTTCGGCGCCGACCGGCTTCCCAATATTCTCTGCGCGATGGTATGTTTTACGGAGCTGTGGTCCTTTTGCGAAAACGCGGCCTATCTCTCCGGCTCGAAGCTGTTCTTGTGGCTGCGGCAGTTCACCATCAACAAGGCGAAGCGCTGGGACGAGGACGTGGCCAAAGACATGGAGGACTTAATCAAAAAATAACGATATGAAAAGATCAGAATTGCTTGCCGAAGTTCAGAAAAACTTCAAGATAACAGAGCTGGTATGTCCTCATGTCTACCAGCGCGACGGCGAGAAGGCATGGCGGTATTTCTCCAATGAATTTCTCGAAACGCTCGTGGCCATCCGCAACATCCTCGGCCTTCCCATGACCATCAACAACTGGGTGGGCGGCGGTCAGTACAGCCAGCGGGGCCTGCGATGCAACATCTGCGATCTGGTGGCGTCGAAAACCCGCTCCGGCTTGCTGTATGTCTCGGCTCATATGCTCGCGCAGGGGTTCGACTTCTCCACTACCATCCCCTCTCACAACGTGCGGGAAATCCTCAAAAAAAACGCATCCAAACTTCCCTATCCTATCCGGCTGGAGAAAGACACCTCTTGGGTGCATGTCGATCTCTACCGCGTAGACGACAAGAAAAAAATCACCGAATTTAACGGTTAACCAACATGGCAACAATCAAGAAATTCATAGCCACTTCGAACGGCAACCGGGTGTTCGTCTCGGACCTTGCCGCGATGGCCGACACCATCTTCGGCATGATGGGCGCGTGGCCGTGCCCGATTCCCTACTGCATTTTGAAGGGAGTGATAGGTCCTCAAAACACCTCCCTGCGAATCAACAAGGGCGGCGGCGTGCTGATGTACGGCAAGTTTTTCCCGACTCCGAACGGTGATACCCTTTCTATCCCGAAGGGCAGATATCTGTATGCCAAAGCCCAGAACGACACGGAAGAACCCCGAACCTCGTCCACGGGACAATCGTACTACCAGAACATCGTCTATTCCCTCATGGTCACTACGGCCAAGCAAACGGGAACATCGACCGACTACGAAGCCGAAACTGGTCTGTGGGAGATCGTGGACGGCGCGGTTACGGGAGCGATGGAAACCACGGCATGGATCGCCTATGTAAAATCCATCAGCACCTTGTGGCGCTGGGACTACATCGACAACAACCTGCCTGCAAACATCGTGCAGACGCAGGCAGTAGCCGATTCCGCCATCACTACCCCCAAGATGGCGCCCGGCTCCGTGACCAACTCCATTTTGGCGCCCGGCTCCGTGACCAGCAGTAAGATGGCATTTACTGTCGGCATGCCCTATATGCCCTCTTACCGGCCTACGATTGCAGACACCACCATTCACGCTACTCCGTGGGCATGGCTGGTGATCGAAGCATCGGATCAGGCCCGCAACATAACCATTACCACGGAAACACCCCCGTCCTCCGAGGGGGCGCCTATCAAAATTGTGGTGAGCAACAAGACCAATTTTGGTCTTTCGCTGACCCTTACTCAGCCCAACAACACCACAACTTATCTTATAAATATTCCATCTCAAACCATCCTGATCGTAGACGGAGTGTGGATGGTAAGCTCGTATTCTTTCGTGACGTACGACGGTAAAAACACGTACCCTTGATCGGTTATCGAGCATATATGTAAAAATAGGGCCAAATGGCCCTATTTTCCTTTGTTATTTCGACGATCTCGGCCAGTACTTGGTGTAGGCCCACAAGAGACCATACGCCACAAATACTGCGGCCATTGCGGCTACGATAACGTAACCCATCGTCTTGCTGATAAGCGACAATGCGATCAGCACTATCGCGGCCCCGATCAGGGCAATCAAAGTCCACTTTTTCATTTCTTGAGTTTTTTATGGTTACCACCTGATTATATTGTAAGATACGCCTACTCCAATATAGGGGTACAGCCTCACATCCTGCTTGAGTACCGCGCCGTACCCTGCCTGCACTCCTATCCCCCACCGGGTTTTTCGAATCGGGCCTTGCACGACCTGCGTCTGTTGATTTACCTTCATCCAATCCAACTGCGGGTGGAGGTCTCCGATGGCCGGGCCGCTCACCTGCGCCGACCAATCCGGGCCTGAGTACGGTCGCGTCTCTACAGCTACCTGTAATTCAGTGCTATCCGGACCCACTTTTACGATCTTGGTTTCCGTCACTGTCACCGTATCGACCGGAGCAAACACCAGATTGGGGACCCGCACCGTTACCGAGTGGTAGGTGCTCGGCCCGGATTGAGGCTTTTCGTAGTACACTGTCACCACCTGCCGGTCGATGATAGGGTCCGCCGGCCATAACCATCGACCCCCCACTACACCTACTGCCAGCCCGATCAGAAGAGACACGGTAATTTTAAGAGCATTCATAGCTTTTTGGCTGGAAAATTCTCGGCGGTCGAATCTTTTACGACCTCCATTAATGCCTTCTCCACGGCTTTCTGAACCTCTTTATCGAGGTCCACGGGCAGGCGTATTCTTCCTACCAATACGCAGAGCAGCGCAAATGCCTCCAGCGTCAACATGATGGCCAAGATGGCCACTGCAAATTCCAATTCATTTCCCATGGTATAGTTGTTTTCGATTTGTTATGGCTTCTGCCAGTATTCTCGTGAATGCGTCGCCGCCGAATCGCATGACCTCAAGTCCCCTTGACATGGGGGTGCATATCAGAACAGCCCATCCGTCGGCCGCGGCCTGCGACATCTTTTCGTACTCCTTCCCCAACGCTACAGGGTTCGAGTGGCGCCCCCCTACGAAGTTACCCCCATTTAATTCTACTGCTATCTTCAACTCCAGACATGCGTAGTCGAACCGCCAGCGACGGGGTGGGTGGAACCGATACTCCGAAATCCACTCCAACCCGGTCGTCTGACGCAGTATTTGCAGGTATGCGTCCATCTACTCCTTCAAGGTTTGGGCGGCAAACATGTAGTAATGCCGCAGGGTGCTGGCAATCTGGGTCAGGTCGTTCGAAGCCGCGCCGTCCCAAACCCCGGCCTTGTCGTTGGTGTTGATGATCTCGATGATCTCGGCCAACTCGTCGCGGGTATCGCGCACATAACGCCGCCAGTCACCCAGCGTTACCATGTCGGCCACCACGGAGGTTTCGATGAATCCCGACATGCTATGCACCGGGACGCCGCCCAGCTGAACGATCAACTCGGCGACATTGTCGGCCGCTTCGTTGAGCTTTTTATACACCTCGTCGAAAAAAGGATGCCAGCTCTTGTAATGCTCTCCGTATAGCGTCCAATGGCGTCCGCGGACATTCTGGGTAGTGACGGCAATCGTCGCCAGCAATCGGTCCAAAATCTCAAATTCCATAATCTATGTTTTTAAAATGGTTCTTCGTCTGCATCGTCATGGCGCGCCCAACGATTCTTGGATGTTTGTTGCTGAGCCACCTGATTGTCTTTCAGCCACGGCGCCCTACGCCCCTTGCCGATGAAAGCCGCCTCTCGGTGATTTCCTTTCCCCCAGTCTATTGCAATGAAGTACTCGTTTCCCCATTTGTCGGGTTCTTTCAGTTTCTGAATCTTGATGTTGATGGAGCTGCCTATGCCACCCCGACATCTAAACTCTTTGATGGCTTCGTCAGGGATCATGTCCAGTCGCACCTCGGCGATAATAACTTCATCTGCCATACGCAAATATAATCAAAATGTTTGAAATTGTTCTGATCGCGTCGTGTCGGCGTCTGCCGTGTACTCTACCGTCCCATCCGTACTGTATAGCCGCTCCCTGCCGGAATTGTCGGTTCTGACGATCCCTTCGAGCCGGCCGGAAGCATCCCGAACCTCACGCGATCCGTCATTTCGGGTACGGATGGTGTGGGTCACGCGCCCTTTCGAGTCCTTTATCGTCCGGACATCCTGTCCGTATGCCCGCTTTACCCCGGTGAAAGCGATGCACACCACTGAAATCACGATGGCAAGCAGCCACCACAGCACCCACGTAGGGCGCACTTCTCGATCATTTTTCATCGTTGTTCGTTTTTTTCAAGTTCTGCAATCAGGGCGTCAGCGAGTTCAACAGCGTTCCGGGCATGTTCTATGCAATCCGGCGCCCCATCTTTGGGCCAGTTCCTTCCGGCAAATATACCCATCATTGCCTGCCCGGCATACACCCGCCGCCAGTACTCCCGGTCAACTGGTAAGGATTCCTTACAAGTTGGGTTCTCAACTGTCAAGCTTTCTTTGACACTTGAATCGCCTTCCTTCGGGCGAGTAGGGTCGAACCCCGACCTGAGCGCGGAGTTCAAACAGGATATAAACCCAGTCCAATCGGCGGGTATCTGGCCTATACATGCCATCTCTTGAATATACCCGCGCAATTCCTCGAACTGCTCGAACTCATTCTCCGTCGCCATGTCAGCCCGGCGTATAATTTTATGCGTTTGGGGGTTATCATACTCACCTCGCGCCAACTTATCGGCGTAGTTATCATCACGCATCATCAAATCATCCGCATTGCTGAATGTAGATGTACCGTCATTAGAGCGATACACAATATATTCCGTCTTGTCTCCAGCGAAATATACCGCAGCTACTATCGGAAGTTTATCAGCAAAATCCGTACACAGAATCCTTGCCGGCCTCCCTATCCTCGTGCATATTGCCGCGCCTGCTTTGGCGGCGGATAAGTCAAATTCTCTCATAATTTTATCTTGATTTTGCGAGAATCTCGCTATTTCAACAATTCGAACTCATACGCCACTACCCACGGATTCTTTTTCCACGTTCCCTTGCCGGAAACTCTGTCGATCAGCGAGGCGAAGGCTTCACGGGGAGTGTCAAATTCAACGGCTGTTCCCTTTTTCTCGTCGGTAAACCCATACGTGGTGGTATCTGTGGATTCGTACCACGATTCGGAAATGCCCTCACGAAAACAGTCCTCGTCCGAAATATCCTGCAACCGCTCACATTTGATTCCCGTGATGCGGATTTGGTGGGGCATCAGGTCGGCTCTAACGTACATTTTATTGCGCCAACCTTTGTGCGTTGAAATAATCTGATATCCATCGATTTCGGGACGCGAGAGGTAAGCCCAAGACTGGATGCCTGCCTGTTCGTAACTTTGCGCCACGGCCACGACCTCGCCGACCCCGTATTTCGGCAATATCACATCCCCATTATTCCTTTTTGCCCATCCGAAGTTGTCAGATAAAAAGTCCGGTTGCGGAATTATTATCCGTCGCGTCATGATCTTTCGACCCTCGATAACCGCCTGCGTCAGTCCGTAGCGGTCGTTAAAGTTTATTTTTTTCATTTTCGTAACGTTTATAAGCTAATTGAGCCTCCTCAATAGTTTTATATGTCCCTAAATTGATAATTTTGCCCACAATAGAGTACCGTGCAATGTATCGCCCATTCCTCGTTCTATATATACCCAACGGCAACTCCCTTTTAGCGTATGCTTTTCGTATGTTATCTCTCCTTGTTAACAATTGCAAATTTTCTATCCTATTGTCTGTTCTTATTGAGTTAATATGGTCTATATCCATACCAGAAGGTATAGGCCCTTTGAAGGCTTCATAAACAAGTCGATGTATTAATGATAATTGTCTATGTTTGTCTTTTTGGAGTACATAGAACAAATAACCATTACTTATACTCAATTTTAATATTCTCGAATGTTTTGTTTGCCCATTAAATAGTGTCTTATGTTTTACTTTTCGCTCCACGCTTCTTAATCTACCATCGCTACTTATTTGATAATGTCCCTCGTATCCTACAATATCTTTCCACTCTTCCATAATTCAGCAATTTTTAATTTCATCCATTGCTATTCTGTTTTCGGTAAATCCGGGTTGTCGTGGATGTTACCCAATACGTTGTAGTAATGGGTCGAATCCATATTGATCTCTGATTTGAAAGGCCACTCCCAGCCGTTGATGCTCCCATCGCTTCTTCCGATAGTGTCCCCCTCGTAAATCTCTCGACCGTTCTTGTCTTTCAGCCCCGTGTACTGGCCGACGGTGGCGGGATCGACCTCGTATTGCTCGGCAACTTTGGCAAAGTCTTCCCAACAGTCCCCGCCGCCGTTATCATCATCAAGCATGTTGTCAGGGAATATGTAACAAACCCGGCTACCGTCAGCTGATTTCCTCCAAATACTATTGAATAGACTGCCGTAAATCCATGTATCGCTTTTGAGGCACTTGCCTCGGAATTTAATCTCTCTCATAACTATTTTTTAAAGTTGTTCAATCTGTCTATCTCGGCGGCGATCTCAATTCCGAAGAGGTGAACCGATAATTTATAGCTACTTGGGCCGAACCAAAATTTACTCAGGCCGAGTAGTATAAAATGACCGCAGCCCGGATGCCGCCATCTGTTTACGACATATATTCGCCGAAGTATATGCTTTGCTTTCATTTAGCCAAAGTGTTTAACCGATCTATTTCGGCGGCGATACAGGCACCAGCCTCGGCCAGCAATCTGATTGCTTCGTCGGTTTTTGACGTGATTCTTGAAAATTCAACCAGCCTTTCTGCGCGCAGAATCATCCTGCCTATCTCCCCCAACCGCCCGCTTGACACCAATAGCTTACTTTGCCTTTCTGCAATCAGTTCGATTCCTGTTTTCATGGGATTCTATTTCTTTTTTGAGTTCTTCGATTGATTTTCTGACCCGTTCGTGCATCTCCACGGCGCGATACCCAAGCCAAACAGTGACGATTCCGAGGATTGAAAGCAACACCCACGCTATAATTTCAGTCTCCATTTCCTCTTTTGTTTTAGCTCCGCAACGCGACGGAGGATGTATTCCCTCTTTCCTGTTTGGATGTACCTACGGGTTTTGATATAGTCCCATCCAACATATTCTGCAACTGCACTCAAAAGCGCATACGGGTATTCTGTGTGTGCCTCCCGCCGAAGTCGGCGCAGTAGTTTGATTTTCATTTTACTGGGTACATTTCATCCACTACTTGACGGATTATTTCAGCATTGAAATCATATTCATCCATTAGTTTTAGGCAGGTATCTCGGTCAAATCCAGCATCCCTAATCAATGCTTTCACGGCTTGTTTATCCGGCTGGAAATCGAAAGAGGCGACATTTTGTACGGCTATCCAATAGCCACGGTCGTACTCAGTTATTGTTTTCATACTTCGTAAGGGTTTCTTTTGTGTTTCACTTTCCGATTCGGGATGCAGGAAATCCAGCCCCAGAACGGTATGCGCCGCTTTAAGTAGTCCGGATCATCCTCGTGGTTGTATGCCTCGGTCTCGAAGCAGGTGTAGTAGTATGCGCCCGGATAAGGCGGGATAATCACTTCGATCAGCCACGAAATGCCGTAGCAAATCCAGCCGGCGAAGAGAATGCCTAACACCGTCAGGACCCAGCCCCACCACGCGAACGAGTAGCTTATGGCGACGGGCAGGAGGATTGCCGCGAACAGCCCAGCCAGTTCGATCTGCTGGGCGCAGTGGATTCCTTCGTGTCGGCGTGTTGTCTCGTCCATGCTCCACGCCATCGGCTTACGGGTGAACGCGAACACCAGCCATGTTACCCAGCTGAATCCCTTGAACGGGATCAATTTGTTGTGGACTTCAATAGGTAGCTTCGACTGCTCGATGCTCGTTACTTGGTTTTTCATAATTTGTAGTTTTTGAATTCAACACTCTTGAAAATAGCCTTGTGGTTACACCAACGCGCCAGCCGTTTTTGCTCCTTCGTCGGCTCAATGTTATTATCGAAATCCCGGTAAGGCTGGGCAAACGGGCAGACTTTCAATTTACGCAGGGCGTTGATCCGCTCCAATGATTCATCGACATCTTGTATCAGGCAGTAGATGAAAATGCGATATGGCTTGATGCCTCGGCGCCCCAACTCTTTGACACACTTTGTAACTGCCTCCAGTTGCGATATCCGGTCGCAGGCAAACCGAATATGCTGAATCCACTTCACCCGCGCCAGCAGGTCGAGGATGTAGGGATCATCGCACGCCCTCCGGGCGTCCAGCCCTTGATTGAAGTCAACCGCGATACCCATGCGGATTATTTCTTCGATCTGTTCAAGCCCAAAGTCCGATGTCAGCACGTTGTTGTCGAGCAATACAGCCCGGCGTTTATCGCCGATGAACTCCCGTAGCGGAGACGCGGGCCGGATGGCTCCTTCTTTGTGCGGAACGATGCACCACGGGCAGCGGTTCGGACAGCCGCGGGTAAGGAATCCGTAGGCTTCATTTACTCCGTACAGCGAATAGTCCGGGCAAATGTGTTCAACCTCTTCCGGCAGTACCGTCGCATAGTCCCGGAATCCCGTTCCGCCCCGGATCACCTCGCAATGGTAGATGTCCGGACAATCGGGCGTGAAAGTGAAAACCTTCGACATGTAAATCCGGTCGTAGCGACCGAACATCGGGTCGGCGAACTCCACCAAATCACCCTGCGATTTATGCCAAGCTGACAGTTTCATCAGCGCGAGGTTCGGGAAGTTGTGACCGTCTATGTCAACCAAACCTATTCGCATAATCCGTAATAACGCGTACAGCTGTCTTTCCCACCCGAAAAGGTTACTATGACTTTCATACTCAATTGATCGCTAAAATAATTTATGTTGCATTTGATACGATGCAAGCCTGTTTTTGGCTGCTTCGTAATAGTCGGGGTCTAACTCTATGCCGGTCATTTCAAAACCCAAATCGTCGCAAGCAATGCAGATTGATCCGCTTCCGAGGTGAGTATCGAGAATCTTATCACCCTGTTTGGCGTAATTCGCCAGCAACCATTTATAGAGTTCTACCGGCTTCTGGGTAGGATGAATGCGCGGCTTTTGGCCCCTTGCCGTTCCTCGGTATATTTTTGACGTACCCTTGAAAGTTACGGCGGCCAGCTCTGCTTGGGCGAACGAGACTCCAGCTGGTTGAACTTTATCCCAGACAACGAAATTGCGGACGGGGAAAAGCGCGGGAAAATGGTTCATGCCCCAAACGATTGAATTTTTACATACCCGGCGCAGCTCCCTGAAATAGTCGTCTCCCGGTATACGATCGTCCCATTTTTTGCTTCGGTCGTATTTCCTGCTTCGACTTCCGCACCCTGCTTTGGACGCCCCTATGCCATATGGCGGATCAACAATCGCCAGATCGAACGAATTGTCCGGCATTCCCCGTAGAATGTCCATGCAGTCGGCGTTGTACAAGGTTATATCACCTAAAATAATCTGTTTCATTTTCTCAAATTTAAGTACGAACTTATTTCCCCCTAAAAAATAAATCCAATAAGGATGTTGGTTATCATTTTCTACATCTACCAGCCACTCATGGATCATAGGTTTTCCTGAGTTCGGGTCAATTGTTACCATCCCCCTCCCTTCACTCAGTAATTCGACCATCTCTTCACCCATCACCCAACGATACTCGGCTGGGTTAGGTTGATAGGCATACACCTCCATGGTCAGCTCCCCAATAAGACTCCATATTTTCTGTCTAATAATATCTCGTTTTGTCGCCATAATCCCTCAAATTTCGTTTAAAAATATTCAGGTGATACCATGTACCACTTTGGTGGTTTCATTCGATTCTACCCGCCTAAGAATCGCAAACAGGGGCATCTTTGCTTTTGTCTCTCCTTTGGCTTTCCCAAAACTCAAGTATTTTCGCCTTGGTTTCGTCGTCCAGCCGGTTTATTACAGCATCATGAAGGCCAGCCACGTGCACCTCCCTATTTGCACATGCTTCGCATCTTTCTTCGAAGTATTCTGCGAACCACTGGTATATTATTTGACCGTCTATGCGCCCGAACAGCTGCCCGTAGAATCCTCGCTTTGCACGGGACATTACAAGATTCACATCGGCGCTGTTCAGTGCCCAGAAGTCATCCAATATCATTCGGGCCGTTTCGTTTATCTGTCCTGAATCCATTTTGGCTGAAATGTTGAGGAACCGCTGAATGTCGATAATCCACGCGGCAAGCATGAAGACTACCTCGCATTCGCCGTAAATCTTCCGCATCCCCGACAATGAGTAAGCCTCGGAGTTAGCACATGCCAGCGGCGTAATACATCCTCGGTACAATTTAGCGGCCTCGGCTGGCGTTAATAATGCCTTGAAAAGTTCTTTCGAACTGCTCTCGCTCCTCGTCGGTAAGTCCGTCCTTGCCGCGGGAATTGTCTTTTGATCGTTCATACACTCGGTTTGTTTTTTGTGAAATCGCGTATTCGAATATCCGTTTCCAGTCTATCGTCTTGCATCGGCTCTTTTTCTTGTGCAGCCATCCGGCCTCCGTAGCCCAAAACTCCTTGCATGCTTTTTCAAGTGTCAGCCGAATATCTACCCCTGGATTGAACCGCCTCCGCTCTTCAAGCCAATCTCTGTCGTTCATCCATCGCTTCCACGCATCTCGGCAATCTTGCAGGTAAACATCGAAACTGTCGCGCCATGTCACCTCCTTCGGGGTTTCGGGCTTCTCTCTCGCGCGCACGCGCTTTGAGTTTTTACCAGCATCTTCTGAAATATCTACTATCTCTGCATCTTCGAGTACGTCAGTACGAGAAGTACTCTCTATGTCTTTCTTCTCTATAATATCTCTTATCTGTTGTTGCTCGCTTTGTTGCTCGCTGTGTTGCTTCTTTGTTGCTCGCTGTGTTGCTTCTTTGTTCTCCTCTTTGTTATCGTAAAAATTTAAACCGACGTAATTATCGAAATTACAGATAGTTATTATGGTATACGTCTTTGTTGCCGTCTTTGTTACTTCTTTGTTGTTGACTATGTTGTCAAGTGTGTTGCGTGTTTGTTGGAGACTTTGTTGTACCCCTTCGCTCAACTTAGACAGACTCGTCACCACTTGCCCGCGTTTAACCGTGATCCCGTTCCACTCCGATTCCGTAATGTTCGCGTTCATAACCAACCATTGGATCATGGCGTGTTCCCGACATGACTTAACGCTGGTCTCCCGGTACCATTCGGTAGGAATTTTCATCCATCCATTTTGTATGTCCTTTAGCTTCATAATAGGTTGAAAAATAAAGCGAACCAACAAGAACTTGCCCTTCCTGTCGGTTCGCTTGGAATGACCTTGCGGCCATTATATCATACATGCGAGGGCAAGTCGCTATGCAAATATACGAAACTTTCCGGAAATTCCCAACTTTTCAGTCTATTTTTTGGCTTCCAGAATCGGAAGGTTGGCTTCGGTAGGGATGTAAATCACTTTATCCGGGACATTTCCCTGCTGTCGTACCCACAAATACTGAATGTATGTCGGAGTTATGGAGCCGTTTTCGATGCGGATAGCTTCGGCCGCTCCTTTCGCCCGTTCGATTTCGGCCTGCGCGTTCAGTTTCTCCGCCTCAAGATTCGCCTTTGCCTCTTCGATCTTGATGCGGCGGTTCTGCTCCGCCTTGGCAAATTCGGCCTTTCCGGCCATCTCCTGCTGCCAGACGCTATAAGCGGGAAGCCCCATCATCAGAACCAAGGAAAAGACGATCGCCACTACCACTACAATCAGAACATTGATAATAGATTTCATAACTTTTTTTTTTTTAATTTGTTGTTTAATGATTACGTTGTATTTTGGGACGTTTGAAAATATACTCCATTCTCTCACATCCTATGACCAGCACCCGAACCAAATCCCAGCCATGAACCCCCAAAGCGTTCATTTCTTCTTCTGGCGGCGGGCGGGTTTTGCTGGTCATGACTATTTTGTACTCTATCTGGGTCATATCGAATCGTATTTAACGGGTTGAATGCGCTTCATGTCCGACCACACGAAGCCGCGGGCCTTGAGTTCTTCCAGCAGTTTCCGGTCGGTGTAGCCTGCCAGATCGGGATTGTGAATCGCCCCCCCCCTCCGGGCAGGCAGGGTTGATTTTCGTTTGGAATATGCTTGGTTGGCATATTCTCGAAGGCATGATTTGCATCTCGGATTCATCCCATCCTCGGTGCTCTTGAGTCGGCCGAACTCGGTGATCGGCTTAGTTTGTTTGCATCGTATGCATGTTTTCTGTTCCATGATTCTCAAATTAGAAATACATAAACTTCGTTTCCTTGTGTGTCGAGTGTCGGCCATTTCTGGCGTACCTCCACCATTTCGCAATCCACCACGTTCTCCCGGATCAGTTTGGCCGCTCCCTTTTCCAGATGCGAGACCCATACGGCCGGGATGGAAATTTTGTGGCGTTTCTTCACTCCCTTATCGTCCACCTTCGTGTGGTATTTGACGATGGATGTTGGCTCCCCTACCCAGTATACCAGCCGGTATTTTTGGCCGTTTTGCCACGACGGAAGGCATATTTTATCTCCTTCCTTGCATTCTGAAAGCTTAATTTGTTGCATACCCCCCCCCTCATTTTCTTTTCGGTTTTTTGCGGGCCGCGAAGTTTCGAACTCCCTTCGCCGGCTCCGCTGGTTTGACATCAGGTTTATTTTCGGTTATAATGGGCATCTCGATCCCTTCCTTCGGCTCGAAGTAAATGCACCATTTGTCCATACAGATCGTCAGCGTTCGCGCCTTGAGGCAGTGAAAAACATGCTCTCCGGACCAGTGCACGCACGCAGTGCAGTTCACCTGCGGGCTGTCCAATATGGATCGGCGCGTACTATTTTGCTTTACCATTCTCCGGGATTGTTGGTTCTACCATCGCCATCAACAGCATTTGGACGATCAAAATAGGCAGGTACAAATACAACAGCCAGCTACTTTCGGGAATCTTCAACTTTTTCATTGTGTTTCTTGTTTATTTCAACTTTTATCCAGTCGGGAAGATTCGATTCGGCCACCAAAGCGACATTGTCGATCTTCACTATTTTCAGCGCGCCGGTTTTGGCGTAATGGTAGAGAGAACTCAGCGGAATGCCGCTCGCGTCGGCCAGCCATCGCAGGGTATGAAGATTTCGTGTGTCAGTTATCATACCCCCCCCCTATTTGGATTGTTCGGCATTTTCCACACGGGCGATCATCGCCTCATCTTCGGTCTGGCCGTCGGGATATTCTACCGCGGTCTCATACTCCACGTCGTCGGACATAGGCGTGCCGTTGTCGAACTTAATGGCGGTGGCCAGCTGGTTCATGGCCGTGGTAGAATAGGGATCAATGATCGCACCCTCGCGCAGCACCCGTTTCGATACGGTTTTATGATACATTACTTCCGGGTTGGTTCGCCACATTCCGGTGGGCTTATTGAAGGATTTCGAATACCTCTGGCCCCACGCCATCAATTCCTCGATGGTCATGTAGCAATACTTCTCGAAGCCCGTGAGCTGGCGAATGTAGGCTATATATCCTTGCAGGATTTCCCGCTCGTGCGGCCCATCGTTGTACTTGTATTCCCCCGTAAATGGATTGTGGGATAATATATCCCCCTCGTACACTTTTGCCGTGTTGAATGTCGCCATTGTACCGGTGCGAAAGGCCAGCTGTTGAAGGCCTCGATTCATCACCTGAAACGTACACCGGTCGCCGTAGGGGATCAGGGCCGACTGGCTCAGGTTCGGGTCGATGGACAACCCCGTGCAGGCCGATACCATCGCCGATCTCACCACCGTGCGCGGGTCGCATTTGTTGAGGGCCGCGGCGGCCGGATCGCGCATCAACAGCAGGATTGTTTGCATGAACCGCGGGGCGAATTTCTCCCCCAGAACGTCCATAAATTGGTCGCGGGTGCTTCCTTTCGTAAGCCATGATTTGATTTGTTGAAAGTTACTTTGTGTTACGCTCTTTTGCGGGGCCTGAATGGTGACGGCCTTCGCCTGTTCGGTCATCTGTTTTGCGTCCATAGCTGAAATTTTTGTCAAGTAGTTTTTTGATTCCGTCTTTCCATCCGCCGGAGGTAAAGCCGCCGCGGGTGTTGTCTGAGAGGTTGTGCCACCGCATGTTGGTGGGGTACACGTCGAAAATACCGATTGCGCTTCCGGTGAGTATAAAACCCTCTTCCGTGGTTCTCTCGTCCACATTTATGCGCCTTCCCATCGACCGTATACACCTGCACACACGCATTTGGAAGGGGGACAAATTCTCTATTCTCGTGTCATACCCTTTGACCCTTGAATAGTCGGTTATCAACTCGGTGATCTGCCGCGTTCGCCGCGCCACCAGCTCTTCCTTGGTTTCCATCACTTTTTTATGTCGAATTTCCGATACGCTGAAATGGTGGTATACTCTTTGGCCAGATCGGGGTGATCCTCGCTAAATTTGGCCAGATCGAAACGCCTCTGATGAATGGTGCGGTAGGTGGCCAGCGCCCGGCCTTCGTAGGCAAGGGTATCGCGTTCGTCGAACAGCGCCGACATTTTCGCCTTGATTTCCTCGTATTTCTTGGCCGCTTCATTCGCGTTGCGCTTGTAGATCATCGCCTGCTCGTGCATTTGCGAGACTTCATGCCCCACCTTAATGATCCCGGCCGTGGATTCGGGGTGCAACAGCTGCACGTCATCGCCATTTATAGGCTCCGGCTGTTCGCCCCCGATAATATGGCGTTCATACCATGCGCACGCCATTTCGATACACTTGCGGACATAGTCCCGGTCCGGCAATATAAGGCGCGATTTGAGGGATTTCGAACCGTCATTCACGGCCAGATAGGTGCCGGGCCGCCCGCCTATCTCCGCTTCGAACTGGCACTGCAAAAACCATTCGGAGGGGATAGTTTCCTGCACGTCGAAGTCAACGTACATAGCGGTGTCCTTGATCTCCAAGAACGGACGCCCGGCAAGGTTCGTCCCCTCCTTGAAAATCTCGCGGTCCGGGGCCACTTGAATGTAATCGGGGTACTCGTCATTGTGGAATACGGCGATCTCTTTGGATCGGCCTACCACCTTGAGGCCCGTTTGTTGCTGGAACCATCGCGCTATCCCATCTTCCATGAACCGCCCGCGATACATGGATTCCTTGATCGGCTGCGCGTCGCGGTTTTTCCATTCCAACCACAATTGCAGCGGGGTTTTGTGATTGCTCAGGCCGAGGATTACGCCTATGTTTGACCCTCCGATCACGAAGTTTTGGTTTCGGTATGCCAGCCACTCGGCGCGGGTCTTGAAAACTGTTTTGCGGATTGCCATGTTATTGATTGGTTTTGAGGAAGGCGAGCGCCATTTTCCGAGGTTCTACATGAATTGTGTCGGTTTCGTGATCGGGGAATATCTCGATGCTTCGGAATTGGATTGCATTGAGGGCCGGATAGCTTCCCTCCGGAATCTGTACGGATTTCCAATGCAGATCGGCCGATATAATTACCGTGACGTCCTCGCGTCCGTTCGGGGTGTCGATGTTGACCACTTCCGACCCGGAAAAGAAATCACCGTCCAAATGGTCCTTGAATGCTTCGGCAATGGCGTCGTACGCCGCAGTTGACAAATCGTAAATCATAATTTTGAATTTTTAAATAAGCTATCCTTGTTGATAATCTGAATCGTAGTTGAGATCAACCCCCGTTTGATGATAAATTCGTAGTGGGTGTCGGGGCAGTGTTCCCAAAACGGATCGCCGGGTTCGGCCCACCATTCGTACACATAGTAATTTCCGGGCTTCTGACGCTTCGCAACGTCTTTGATATATTGCAGGTCCAAAGACTCCGCGATCTGCGTTCCTTCGGCCGAAAATAGGGTGTAGTGCGCGATTTTCATTTTACAGGAATCATTATTAAATCAAATCTCCCCTCGTCTTGGCCTACTATGTCCTTCCCGTCAACGGTCCACGAAGCCGGGAATACTTCGCCGCTTGGCCCCTGTACTTTGCCTAAAAGTTTGTATTTCTCTGCTCTTGGCCGTAGTTGTAGATCGACTACTTTCCAGCCGTGCCGGGTTTGCAGGATGTAATCCCCGGTCATGTACTTCATAAGATCAAATTTTTCCATAATAGTTTTGTTTTTGCGGTTTGATTTGCGAAGGCCGGGGGGGTGATCCCCGCGGGCGGGTGCCCGTCGGTCTGCCGCGCCTTCTCCACGCGATGCGAATGCTTCACCAATACAATTTTGCCACTTTGCGCCGTCGCGTGCAGCTGGGGTTTCAACCAGTGGCGGACCCCTCCCCCGAAGGGGGTTATTTCGTTACCTCGTGGATTTCGCACTGGCCTAAGATCGAAACCTCCACCAGAACCACGTCCCCCGCGTCATACACTCGTTCCACCCGGAACGAATAGCGGAACATCAGCCAGCATAGCGCGGCGGTCGCAATCGCAGTGACCAAATACCGCATAAAAGCGCAATTTTTCATGTTTATTCTTCTTCCGGTTCGGGACTCATTGTCATATCCTTCTTATTATCAAGATTATTTTTTTCATTGGGTTGTCGGTTTTGAAGGTTTGCACACATATCGGCGTATCTCTGGGCAGACTTTAACACCCTCCAACCCGCAGTGAGGGCGCGCGCCTGAATATCCAACAATGGTTCCGCCGTTACCTTTCGCCCCTGCTCCCACTTGGCGAACTGCGCAGGGGTAAATACTACTTCTACTACTTCCGCTATATCGACGTCGTACACCAGCGCAAGGCCGCCGTAGCTGTATTGATGCCATCCTGATGCCCCATTTAAAACCGTGTCCAAGGATAGGTCCGGAATTGCTTCGTTTTGATCGGCGCACCACTTGCATATGTCTATATAACTGTCCAGCAAGAAATCAGCATAATAGGATATTGCCTTATTCCATTGGCCGCGCTTCCGCTCGGTGTCGGAAATATAGGTGCGCATGTCGGAAAGATATTGGGGTGAGTTTAAAATATTGCGAGTCATGTTGTTATAGTTATTTGATTTTAACAATTTGGCGGTAGTTGGCCGGCGTTTCATACTGGTATATGCGTACGCCGTATTCGCTGGGATAGGCCCGCTTGCGTCTATCCGGGTCGTTAATATGAAAGTGCGAAATAACTGCCTGCATTGCATATTGACAGTGTGGGCGTCCGTACTGCATCGGGACGACAAATGTCTGTTCGGACGGGTAACCCTGATTGACCGTTACAATCATGGCAAAATACGGGTTGCCATAGGTTTTTTGAAAGCACGTAAAGTAGTGCGCTGAGATCGAGCGAAGGCGATAACGGCCGATGCGAATAATATCCTTTTTCATAGCGGTAATGTTTTATGTCTCATAGTGTTAGTTGATATTATACAACCGGATTTCACAATCATCGTCCACGTACAGGATCATCGTAGGCTCGATCTGTGTTGAGTACTTGCGAAACAACTTTATTGAGAGTATTCCAAGCGCGGCGATACGCGCGGCACTGCACGTCCATCCAATTCTCGTCCCGATTCGGAGCGAGGCGCCCGAAGTCTTTCCTCTTCAGCTGGGAGGGCGTGCAAAGGGCTTGCGCTATATCTGCATTACAGATAAGCGCGCACCCGCTGTAACAATACGCCTCCCAATCATCGGAACCGTTCAGCAGTGTGTCCAAGCTGAAAGTCGGTATAGGCTCATCATTCGCTTCTGCATACTTGCGCAGGCCTTTGTAACTTTCCATCAGGTTCAGCGCAAAGCCTTTGGTGCCGCGGTCCCATGCGGAACGGGGTTTGCTCGATGCCAGCGCTTTTTCAATGCGGCAAAGTTGATCGTCGGTAAGAACTACACCGGAGGTAATGAAATCAATCTGTGTCATAATGGTATTGGTTTTGTGTTTTTCTCTATACAAATATACGCAAAAATATTTACTTTGCAAAATTTTCTAAAGAAAAATGCTCTGTTTTCTGCATTTTTTTTTCGCTGATCCGAGAGTGCCAGCAGCGGAACCCCCGACCTGCCCCCGCGCGTCCCCCGCCCCGATCTCCCCCGACCTCCCCGACGAGCCTACA